GCAGAATCGAGCTATCGTGTGAAGAATTACCAAAATATTATTTATTAATTCCACTAGCAGATATGCACTTCGGTTTAAACACAGATAAAGACTATGAAGGATTGAAACAGGAGATTGCTGATAAGATTATTAACCAGTATGAAGAAATCTTATTCACATTGCATGGAGATTACTTCCATGTGGATAATTTTCTGAACACTACTGAAAAAGGTACACGTATTGATGAAGTGGATTTTCGAGACGGTGTTCAGGCGGGTTATCGATTCTTATTACCATTGTTAGAACTAGCGCTTGAAAACAGTCCAAACGTAAAAGTCGTGTACTTAAAGGGTAATCATGCACCATCGATTGATTACATGTTCATTAACGGGTTAGAACGCTTATATCCACAGATTGAGTTTGATACCTCACTTGACGAATTTAAGCACGCGTGGTTAGGAAGCCATTCCATCTTTATGCACCACGGGGATAAAGTGAAGAACGCAAACAAGTTAGTTGAAATCATGGTAGCGCATTTCGGGAAGGAATGGGGAGAAAGTAAGTCACGGTATCTCATTACTGGACACTTTCATCATGAGAAATCACTATCGTTCGCAGGGTTAACTTGGTATCAACTACAAAGCCCTAGCAAGCATTCATCGTATGATAAAACATACGGGTACGATACGAGCGAATCAGGGCAAATGCTATTCGAGTTTTCAGAAACAAAAAGAAGTGCAATTTATTATATGTAAGAAAAAAGCAACAGGAGGTGGTTCAGTGAGTGAGTAAGTTAACAACAAAACAAGAAATATTTGTCCAACAACTAGTCGCTGGACAATCTCAAAGGCAAGCATACAGGCAAGCTTATAATGCCGAAAAAATGACAGATAAGACTGTTGATGAAAAAGCAAGTAAACTCTTTAAGGACGGCAAGGTTAGGGCAAGGTATCGTGCGCTATTAAAACAATTCTCAAATATGGCGCTGTGGTCTAGGGAGCAAGCGTTCAATGAATATGAGTGGCTCAAGAACAAAGCTAAAGCGAGTATAGAGAGTGAAGGAGTAAGGCAAGCTAATTCCAATGCTTTTCTTGCATCGCTAGAAGGTATGAACAATATGTCCTTTAATGATTTAGAGCTAGCAGATAAGAAACTGAAACTTGAAATCGAGAAACTCCAATCACAAATTGAAGGAGATAGCGAACAAGATGACAAACTGATAGATTTCGCTAAGGCTTTAAGAGGTGCTTTTAATGACGAATAAATTCACCCCTAAACAAGAGCAAGTACTTAAGCGAGTATTGAATGATGATTTCTTTATTTGTGGCCTGCATGGTGCAAAACGGTCGGGTAAAACTGTTCTAAATAACATAGTTTTCATGAACGAGATTGCACGAGTGAGAGAAACAGCTGACAGGCTAAACATTGAAGAACCAATGTATATATTGGCTGGAACATCTTCTACATCGATACAAAACAACATCATCCAAGAGCTGTACAACATGTTCAGCATAGAGCCGAAGTACGATAAACACGGAGCATTTACTCTTTGTGGAGTTAAGGTAATCCAAGTATACACTGGTTCAATCTCTGGCTTAAAACGAGCTAGAGGTTTCACTGCATTTGGAGCTTACATAAACGAGGCATCTCTTGCAAACGAACAAGTGTTCAAAGAAATCATCTCACGTTGTTCTGGAGAAGGAGCACGGATTGTTTGGGATAGTAACCCCGACATTCCAACACACTGGCTCAGACGGGATTATATAAACTCTGGTGACGATATGATTATAGACTTTCATTTCAAGCTGGATGATAACACGTTCATGTCTGAAAGATACCGCAATAATATCAAGAATGCTACTCCAGAAGGCGTGTTTTACGATAGAGACATTCTAGGTATGTGGGTAACTGGTGAGGGCGTTGTTTATCGTGATTTCAGTGAAGATATGTTTGTGGATATCATTCCAAAAAATATCACTAAGATATACGCTGGCGTTGACTGGGGTTATGACCACTATGGCTCTATCGTCGTTATAGGAGAAACTCCAGACGGCGACGTTTATCTGTTAGAAGAACATGCCCACCAGTATAAAGAGATAGACTTTTGGGTTGATGTTGCTAAGAATATCAAGGAACGATACGGAGATATTACTTTCTGGGCAGATAGCGCAAGGCCTGAGCACGTTGCTAGATTTCAAAGAGAGAGATTAAGAACATTTAACGCCAACAAATCGGTCTTGTCTGGTATTGAAGAAGTTGCAAAACTGATGAAAGCTGGGCGCTTTTTTGTTGTTTCAAACAAGGTCAGCAAGTTCAAGGATGAAATTTACCAGTACATCTGGAATGAAAAGACAGGCGAACCAGTAAAAGAGAATGATGACGTGCTAGACGCGGTGCGGTATGCGATTTACTCACAGCATTCTGGTACTGGAAGTAAAATCAAAATGCTAAAAGGAGGATTTTAAAAATTGGCAAAAGTTTTTGTTAACAAACGAAAAGTTATAACGACAACAAGCGATGTAGTAACTGAAGAAATCGTTACTGAGGCGATTAGGCTTCACATGAGTAAGCTAGTTAAAAATTATGTTGAAAGCGAGGATATGTATCTCTCACAACATGAAGTTTTGAAAATGCCTAAGAAAGATAGCTGGAAACCAGATAATCGATTGGTGTTTAATTATGCGAAGTACATTGTCGATACGTTCACAGGCTATCAAATTGGTGTTCCAGTGAAAATCAAGCATGACGACGAAACCGTAAACGAGTTTGTCGCAGATTTTCGTAAAATCAATGACATGGAAGACTCAGAGTTCGAGCTTGCGAAAATGTCAAGCGTGTTCGGACATGCGTTCATCTACGTTTATCAAGACGAATACAAACAAACTAGAGCGACGTATAACAGTCCTATCAATATGTTTATCGTGCATGATAACAGCATTGAAGAACGCCCGTTGTTTGCAGTGAGATACACGTTTAACGAGAATAGCCAAACAGGCGTCGGACAAGTTATCACTAACGACGAAGTGATTGAAGCTACTTTTTCAACTGGCGGTTCAGTAAAATTCGGTGAGCGTACTCAGCACATCTATAGTTCCGTTCCAGTCGTTGAAGTGATTGAGAATGAAGAACGACAAAGCATTTTCGAAAGTGTCAAGACTTTGATTAATGCTTTAAATAAGGCAGCGAGTGAGAAAGCGAATGATGTAGATTATTTTGCAGATGCTTATTTGAAGGTGCTTGGCGTTGAATTACAGGAAGAAGATGCTGGCCAAATCAGAGAGAATAGAATTTTCAATCTTTGGAAAAATGGTGACGGCCCTCTTCCAGATGTAGGGTTCTTGGAGAAGCCAAATTCAGATACGACTCAAGAGAATCTGATTAGTTTGCTGAAAGAGTCTATCTTTGCTATTTCAATGGTTGCTAACATGTCGGAATCTGAGTTTGGGAATTCATCTGGAACTGCTCTTGCTTTTAAATTACAGGCTATGGATAACCTTGCTCGGATGAAAGATAGAAAGCTACAGTCTGCATTTAATCGCTTGTATCAGATTGTGTTTAGCGTGCCTTTGACAACTGTTTATGAGGATGCATGGACAGGTTTATCCTACACGTTTACTAGAAATGTACCAAGAAATCTTCTGGAAGAAGCGCAGATTGTCGGACAGTTATCTGGGCAAGTGTCAGAGGAAACTAAGCTATCTGTTTTATCTATCATTGATGATCCGCAAAAAGAAATCCAAAAAATGGAGCGTGAAGAGGAAGCTATGGGCGACCTTGAGACTCGTTTGGAAAAACAAAAAATCTACTCAGACGCAGAACTGGGCGAAAGTCAGAAGGTTATAGCTGATGTTGAATAACAAATACTGGGAAGATAGATACCGAGCCGAGGAAAAGGCAAGGGAGCTGGCGGATAAGAGGGTAGCTTTCCAATTACAAGGCGTTTATCAACAACACGCCAATAATATTCAAAAAGAAATCGATAGTTTTTGGCAAAGGTATGCTGATAAAGAAGGCATCACAAAGTTAGAAGCTAAACAACGGGCAGATAGTCTTGATATGGTTAGTGTCGAGTTTAAAGCTAAGCAGTTAGTCGAGCGCGCTAATCGTTTGAGGGAACGTGGTCAGAAAGTAACTAGCAAGGATTTCACAAAAGTAGAAAATGACTTGCTAAGATTGTATAACTTGAAGATGAAAACAAGCCGTCTTGAAGTGCTGCAAGCGAATATCAAGCTTCATCAGTATGATTTAGCTTTGAGTGAGTTTGAAATCATTGATAAGCACTTGATTGAATCAATCAGACGTGAAAATCTGTTTAGTGCTGGTGTTTTGAATATGACACTCGGAAGTTTTGAATCTTCAAAAGTGTCTGCTGACTCTATCGTTTACGCCAATTTCGAAGACGCAACGTGGTCGTCTAGGGTTTGGGAAAGACAGAACGAATTGAGAAACATTGTTAAGAAAGGCGTTGCCGATACAGTTTTGAGAGGTAAAGGCACAAACGTTTTGATTAACAGTCTTAAAAAAGAGTTTGATGTTTCCTATGGATACGCTAGACGGTTAGCAGTGACAGAATCAGCAAGGGTATATTCAGAGGCACAAAAGGCCAACTACGATTCTAATGGTGTTGAATGGTATCAAGTCATGACCGAATTAAAAGCGTGTCCGATTTGCCAACCGTTCAACGGGAGAATCTTCAAAGTATCAGAGATGGTTCCAGCATTGAACGCTCCACCATTTCATCCTAACTGTAGATGTACGACGGTTCCGCATTTTATGATAGATCCAAAGCGCTTAGGGAAAGATACTGAAAAAGAAATAAACCTGAACGGAGATACTATTAGCGAATTCAATGAACGTAAAACTATTGATAAAGCTATAAAAAGTGGTAAAATAGTAAGTGTATCAGGGACTACAATTGGACACACACCGCCTGGCAAAAGAGGTTTGCCTAATAGTGTAGTTCAGCATGATGCTACAAACGGAGATGTACTGGGTAGAACTTACTATGGTGCTAGAGGTTTTAAAACAAAAGATATTCATTTTACAAACCATAAACAACCAGCACGTCATCCTTATGGAAAAATCGGAGAACATGCTCATGATTTTGTATTTGATGATGAAGGTAAGTTTGTTAGTAGAAATACTAGGGAATTAACAGACGACGAAAGAAAGGAGAATCAAGATATATTATGGCGATATTAGATGATTTACAAGCGTTATATGATAATGGATGGGACGCTTCTTTTAATTATAATGGTCAAGTATGTGGCATTTTTCCTAATTCTGTTTATGATATTGTTGTTGTTATTGCGGACAAAGAATATAGAGCATCTTCTTTTGATGATTTGATTTCTTTGCAGATTGAAGGAAAAACTTTACCGGAAATCATGAACGAGGTTGAAGTACAATATGGCTAAAGCACCTAGAGAGATCTAAGTGCTTTTTTTGTGCTCAGAAATGAGTGAGAAATGAAATATCAAAAAATAATTTAACCGTATGGAATCCCGTACGGT